TTGATAGTAGTAGACTCATCGATTGCCATCAATGTTCTATGACATCTTAAAAATTTAGCTGCAAACTCTACGCCTTTAGAAGTACTAAAAGCATCCACATTCATAATTAAAATATGTAAATCTTCACCGGGTTCAAATAAAGTATCTAACTTTTTTTGTTGTCCTTTATTTATATTGGCTTGCCATAGAACCATTTTTTTATCTATGTGGTTTACCATGTGAGTAGGGATTTCTGAATCAAACCAGTTTTTATAAACACCTTTAGGTGCTATTAAAAGAAATCCATTTATCTTACCTTTGTCATAAAGCATAGATACATTGTCTATCAAAACTTTTGATTTACCTGTACCCATCTCCATAAAGTAAGCAAAGACTTCTTTATCCCAAGATTTATTTAACGCACTTAATTGATGCTCGTATGGTTTTGTTTTAAATTTATAGTTCATAATATTTCTTCTTTCTGTTGACAACGATATCACAATGCTATATCACCTGTCAACAGGAAAGTTATGGAAAACACAGTATATATAATTCAAGAATTACCAGGTACTAAAGCGGGTGCTCCTAAATTTAATATTATGGGTGCGCAAAAATACGGTACTTTAAAAACATTACTTCCAGAACACTCACAAATTATTTTATCCCCTGGACCTTTAATTTTTAAATTAAGAAAACTTTTAGATAAATATAAAGAGACAGATTATTTATTGTTGACAGGAGACCCTGCAATCATTGGTGTTGCATGTTCTATTGTGGCTGAAAAAACAAACGGTAAATTTAATTTATTAAAATGGGATAGACAAGAAAAAATGTATTACCCAATAGAAATTAATTTGTATGAAAAAGGAAATGTTGAAGATTAATCTTGACATAGGATATTATGATATTATATTAACTACAACACTAACAACCACGAAAGGTAAAAAGACATGAGTATAAACTTAGAAGAAGACAAAATAGATTCATTGGCGAATACTAGTTCCAATGACATGCAAGCATTATCCGATCAAGTTATCAAATTAAGAAACTTGGAAGATGATCTAGAAAAGCAAGAAGAAAAATTAAAAAAATTAAAAAATGATATTGACGTTTTGTCAGGGGATGTTATTCCCACAATGATGACAGAAATGAATGTATCAAAATTTACTTTAGCGGATGGGGCTGGCGTAGAAGTCAAACCCGTCTATGGTGCCTCAATAACAGTTGCTAAAAAAGAAGAGGCATTTAACTGGCTTCGTAACAACGGCTTGGGTGATCTTATTAAAAATGAGATTACTGTTTCCTTTGGTCGTAACGAGGATAACAAGGCTGCAGAATATGCTAGCCTTGCACAAGGTCAAGGATATCAACCCAACCAGAAATTAAAGGTTGAGCCTATGACACTTAAAGCATTGGTTCGTGAGCGTCTCGAATCTGGTAAAGAGATGCCCACGGATCTATTTAACGTGTTTGCAGGAAACAAAACCAAAATAACAAGGAAATAATAAACATGAACAAAGAACCAACAATAAAAAAAGAAAATGCAGTGTCTACAAACATAGTGTTTGAGGCAGATGCAAATATACAAACTGGAATGGTAGGTCAAGAAGATCTTGCTTTACCGTTTCTTAAAATACTTGGACAACTATCTCCAGAAGTAAACAAGAGAGACGGCAAGTATGTTGAAGGTGCAGAACCTGGAATGATTTACAATTCAGTAACAGGCGAAATCTTCAGCGGTGAGAGTGGAGTTCCAGTAATTCCATGTTACTACAAACTCGAATACGTTGAGTGGAAAGATAGAGGAAAAGACGGATCTGGTGCGCCAGTAAAAATCTATCCTTCGTCTAGTGACATTATGACTAAGACTACAAGAGGTGGAGACTTTAAAGATAGATTACCTAATGGTAATTATATTGAAAAGACTGCGCAACACTTTGTAGTAGTAGGTAGTAGTTCTCCAACAACTGCATTAATTGCCATGAAATCTACACAATTAAAAATTAGTAGAAAATGGAATAGTATGATGCAGAGTATCAAAATGCAGGGTAAAAACGGGTTGTTTACCCCTGCAACTTTTAGCCATATTTATCAGCTAAAAACTGTACAACAGTCTAACGACAAAGGTACATGGTTTGGTTGGGAAGTGAGTAAAATTGGTCCTATTGAAGACGCAGGTTTGTATCAACAAGCCAAAAGTTTTTCTGAAAGTATCTCAAAGGGAGATGTTGAAGTTAAACATGGTGAGGATGATACAGCTAAAGCTTCTGATGGAGCAGCTCACTACTAAATAAAATTCCCTATCCGGAGAAGACAACCGGATAAGGATAATATGGGGCGCAGAGGGAGACTAAAGCGCCCCTTTAAAAGATAGAAATGGAAAATAGATACATAGAAATATTTACAGGTCTGAGAAGAGACTACGGTTATGCAGATATAAACTCTGCATTTAAGGATCCTTCTACAGGAAAATTAAAATTAAAATATGGCTGGGCAGCTAAGGAATTAATAGACCTTGATTACATACAACATTTAGAAGGTAAAAAATCTATTGGAGTCCAACCTTGTAATGATGATGGACTAGCACGTTTTGGTGCAATAGATATAGATTCAGATGAGTATGATAACTTTGATTTAAAAAAGTATTTAGAAATTATTGATAAGAAAAACATTCCAGTAGTTCCTGTTAAATCTAAAAGCGGCGGTCTTCATATATATGTGTTCTTTAAAGAACCTGTTAAAGCTAGCTATGTTAGAAATTTTTTAGATAAGTTATTATTTACATTTGGTTTAAAAGCTTCTACAGAAATATTTCCTAAGCAGACTCAGTTGGGAATGGGATCAGACGGTAAATTTATTAACGGTAATTTTATTAACCTACCTTACTACAATCGTAATGAAAGAGTTGGTTTAAATTTAGATGGTACGGAGTTTACTTTTGAACAATTTATAAAAGTCGTCGAGGCTAACAGAAAAACAAGAGAAGAACTAGAAGAATTTGCAACAGAGTTGATGAGATTAGAGTTGACAGGAGGTGCCGATGAGTTTGCAGATGGACCTGTTTGTTTACAAAGATTATCTAAATCTAAGTTAGATGATTACAGAGATAGGTTTATTTATAACTACATGGTGTTTGCTAAAAAGAAATACCCAGACAATTGGGAAGAGAAACTTTTAGAGGGTGCTAGAAATTATATTGTTTACGACAACATTTGGGGTGATGAGAAAGTAAAACAAAAGATTAAATCTTATAAAAAAGACACGGCAGGTCATACTTGTTCAGAAGAACCTATTGTTAGTATGTGTGTTAAATCAGAATGTTTAAAAAGAAAATTTGGAGTAGCTTCAGATAAAGTTAAAAAGTTCCCTGCACTTTCTGCATTAATAAAAATAGATTATTCTCCAGAACCAGAGTTTAGATTTACTGTTCATTACAATGATAAAATTGAAGGCGAGGCTTCTCAACAAATAATCGCTAGAGATATAAATTTCATCATGGACCAAGAAAAACTAAGAAGGTTGATTGGAGCTCATACTCCTATCCCACCACCACGAATTAAAGGTGATGAAATGCAAAATATTTTAGATGTTCTTTGGCAAGGTATGAAAACAGAAAAAGCTCCTCCAGGAACTTCTCCAAAAGAAATTTTACATAAACATTTAGAAGATCATATCTATGGTGTGCCAGCAGTAAGTGATGCTTCTTTTAGAAGTGGTAGTACTTTAATTGATGACGGTTACGCTTATTTTGTATTCGATCCTTTTTATAATTATTTAAAAAATAAAGAATGGAAATCTAAAATAGATAGAACGGGTCAGATGATGATAGATTTTTTTGATGCTAAGTTGAGAGATCTAAAAAGATACCCTAAAAAAGAAACAGAAAAAAAATCACACAATCCTGTTAGATGTGTAAAGATAGCTTTGTCTCATTTTCCAAGAGAAGAAAATAAAGTTGAATTAATACCTATGAAAAAAAGAGAAAACATATTGTAGTGCCTAAAGTTACTAAAATATATGGTCCTCCTGGTACAGGTAAGACAGAGAAACTTATTAGAAGAGCCATGGCTTATATTAGAGTAGGTACTCCTATTAATAGTATAGGTTATTTTGCATTTACTCGTAAGGCCGCTCATGAAGCAAGAGATAGAATGCTTTTAAAAAATCCACAGTATAAAAAAAAGGAATTAAAATACTTTCAAACTTTACATTCCTTAGCTTTTCACACACTAGGTTTAAGAGAAGAAAATGTTATGCAAGACTATCATTACAATGATCTTGGAAAAATTTTAAGCATAAGAGTCAATGCTAAAAAAGATGCAGATGCTTCTCCGTATTTAAGTTGTGACAATGAATACTTTCAAATTATTTTAAAGGCTAAAGAAAAAGGAATTGCAGTTTGGGATGAATACTGTACAGGAGAACACTCTTCTAATGTAAAACCAGACTTACTCAAGCATATCGAAGTAAACTACAATCAGTACAAGACCAATAATAATTTAATTGATTTTGCAGATATGATTAAAAAATTTTTATCTAAACCAGAACTATGTCCAAGTTTTAATACAGTCTTTATAGATGAAGCTCAGGATCTTTCTCCTATTCAATGGCAGATGTATGACATGTTAAAAAATAATTCTGAGAATGTTTACTTAGCTGGAGATGATGACCAAGCAATCTATGGCTGGGCCGGTGCAGACGTAGATAGATTTATAAATGAACCTGCAAAAGAAAAAGTATTATCAAAATCTAGACGTATACCTATAGCAGTACAAGAAATGTCTGAAATTATTACAGAAAGAATCCAGGGACTGAGAGCAACTAAAAATTATTTACCTAGAAACGAACAGGGATTATGTAGTAAAATCAATAGTTTAGACAATGTAGACCTGTTTGAAGGTAGATGGTTGATTTTAACTAGAACCATTTCTAGAGCAAAAGAAATATGTAATCTATTAAAAGTTACCTAGAACCATCTCTAGAGCAAAAGAAATATGTAATTTATTAAAAGTTACAGGTCTTTACCATGAAAATAAAAACAGAAAAAGTTATGACACTAAATTATACAAAGCCATTATTAATCATAGCAAATGGTTGAATGGTGAGGATGTTCCTGATGCTGCCTTACAGGACATCAAAGAGTATATGGGTGAAAGAGAATTAAAAAAAGATTTAAAATGGTATGAATGTTTTGATACCGCTTCTGCAGATGAAAAAATTTATATTAGATTAATGTTATCCCATGGAGAAAAATTAAGTGAAGAAGCTAGAATTAAAGTATCTACTATCCATGCAGCCAAAGGAGGCGAATGTGAAAACGTAATACTAGTATTAGATAACGCTAAAAAAATAAGAGAAGCTACGGCTCACAGTATAATAAAACGTGACGAAGAGCACAGAGTATGGTATGTAGGGTGTACGAGAGCAAAAAGAAATTTATATTTAATGAGAGCAAAAATAGAAAGGAAGGGTTACCAGTTATGACACATAAAGATATGTTTGAAGATTCATTTCCACAAGATAAACAAATTGGGGGATCTCATTATAAAAAATTTAAGATTCAGCCTTACGAATTTATTTCAAAGAATGATTTATCATTCTTTCAGGGCAACGTAATTAAATATGTTTGCAGGTATAAAAACAAGGCAGGGATACAGGACCTTGAGAAGATCAAACACTACTGTGATCTAGAAATATTAAAATTAAAGGATGACAAATGAGTGTAGGTAAAAATTGGAGTCTACATTACAGGGAGTTATATGAACCAAGGATTAAAAGACTGACAGAAAACTATAATAAAGTTTATGATGAGAACCAAAATATGAAAAGACGTTTACAGAAATATGAAAAGTCAAGACGAATGGTAAACTATTATAACAAAAAGGACAGTAAATGAAAGTACCAATATTTGAAGCCCAGACAGAGTGGATTGAACCTGAGTCTTATCCAGATTTAAGATCCTATGATGAAATTGCTATTGACTTAGAGACAAGAGATCCTGATTTAAAATCTAAAGGTAGTGGTGCAATCATCGGTAATGGAGAAGTTGTAGGAATAGCGGTAGCTGTACCTGGTAAAAAATTTTATTTCCCCATTGCTCACGGATCCGGGCCAAACATGGATCGTAAGAAAACGTTAGAATGGTTTCAAGATATTTTAAATACACCTGCATTAAAAATATTCCATAATGCAATGTATGATGTTAGCTGGATTAGATCCATGGGTTTAAAAATTCAAGGACAGATCGTAGACACTATGATTGCAGCGTCTTTAATTAATGAAAACAGATTTAGATTTGATTTAAATAGTTTAGGTTGGGATTATTTAGGTCACGGTAAGAATGACTCCGCACTTAATGAAGAAGCAAAGTCTAGAGGATTAGATCCTAAAGCTGATATGTGGCAGCTCCCGGCCCTTCATGTTGGAGCCTATGCC